AGCCGCAAAGCCTTGATTTTACTGGGTTTGCGGGTTTTCTGCCCACTTTCCCACTTTTATTTCTATTTAATTGCGATAAAAAAATATAGAAATTATATAGAATAGAGAAAAAAAGTGGGCAAGTGGGCACGGACTCAGAAATTCAATTTTTCCCAGAAAGAACATTGAAAAAGAGCCCCCTTCGTGGTATACTGACAGTCGGTTTCAATGGGCACGAGAGGAGGAGTTTTCAATGGACGGTAAAGATTTTTTCGATGACTACGGCAAGTATTATCCTGACGAAGATGCACCCGTTTATGACCCGAACGACATCTGCGATTTTCGGGAGGAGCAGGAGGAATACGAATACGACACAACGGACGTTTGCGGAAGACCTGTTCATGTATATGTTGATAGGTTTGGGGAGCATCATGATAGTGTCGATTTTGATTCAGAAGCACATAAGAGGTTGTATAGAAAGACCGGGAAACAATTTTGTGGTCTTTGCAAATCCGGTGCCGAAATGAAATATATACAGGTCAATCCTAAGCGAAAGTCAAAATTCTACGATTATTGGGAATGCCCTGAATGTCATTTCGCAGTTTTGGCAGAAGATGTCGTAAATGGTGATTACAATTTCCCCACTCCTGAGTCTGTTAAAGACCCTTGGAACGAATTTTTTAGAATTTTTTAACAGATATTTATTAACACTTAGTGGAGGTAACAGTATGAAAAAGATACTCTCAGTCATCTTGGCTATCGGTTTAGCATCTGCTCCCGTTGTTGCTGAAAGCCCCACGGTCGATTTGAGTGCCATGACACTCGATGAACTGGTAGAGCTGCGAGACCGCGTGAACTTTGAGATTGACTCTCGAATTTGTGTGAGCGATTCGACTATCGGTCGAGGGATTTATACTGTCGGTGTATCCATTGCCCCCGGTGTATACGAATTCACGGCAACTGAAGTGGAAATGGGTGCGGGCAGCGAGTGTCGTATCTACGTCTATGGGGCTGACGATAAAGAGAATCCTAAGATAGGGATTTATGACATTCCAGTCGGTTCTCCATCCGTTATCGAACTGATTGATGGCGATACACTTGAAATAAGAGGCGGCAGTGGATTTTTGAAGAGAGCCGATAAAAGTTGGATGCCTTAACGATAGCATATCATCAAGAGTAGCTGTAAAATACAGCTACTCTTCTTTTTTTCAAGTCGAAAATCGCAAGTCCTCTTATGAGGAGAAAGAGAATGTGTAAAAATCGCATTCTCTTTATTTTTATGCAAAGGAAATATTATTATGGCATTACTTGAGCGCGATTTCCAAGCAACTATCGTTCGCGAACTGCAATCTCGCTTTCCCGGATGTATCGTTTGCAAGATGGATGCGAATTACAAGCAAGGATTTCCTGATATTTTGGTGCTGTATCGTGACAAGTGGGCTCTTCTCGAATTGAAGCGTTCTGGTAGCGCTCGACATCAGCCAAATCAAGATTACTATGTGAACTTGCTTAACGAAATGTCTTATGCCAACTTTATATTTCCAGAAAATAAGGAGAGTGTATTTGATGACTTACAACGAACATTCAAAATTGGCAGGCACTCATGCTTTGTTGAGCGCGAGTAAATACTACTGGCTGAACTATTCTGACGAAGATATTCAGCGCGCCTACATTAGCAGCTACAGTCAGCGGATAGGAACTCTAATTCACGAACTCGCCGCATCTCTGATTAAGCATAGAATCCGGGTCAACAAAACGGATAAACATTTACTTCTTCATCATCTTCTCGCAAATGATGTTCCAGAGTGCGCGTTTAATGTTGACCAATATTTTCAGAACTTTGCTTCCTACGTTAATGATGCAATTCAGTACGATATGACACCAGAAGTGACGCTGGTCTACTCAGCATCGTGCTATGGGACAGCAGATGCTATTGCTTTTGATGGCTCAAAGTTGCGCATCCATGACCTGAAGACCGGCATTACGCAGGCTCACATGGAGCAGCTTCTAATTTATGCAGCGCTGTTCTGCTTGGAATACGATATTGACCCTGAAGAGACACATGTCGAGTTGCGTCTTTACCAGTCCAATGACGTCACCGTCGAACTACCTAAAGTAGATGACGTTGTTCTTGTGATGGAAAAAATCACCCACGCCTCTGAAATCGTTGATGGAATAAAGGAGAGTAGATGATATGAACCGTGTTAAGAATGATATTTTGATGCACTACGGACGGAGTGTCGACGACGGTGCTCCCGGTCCGGGTTCTGGTCGTTATCCAAAGGGTTCGGGAGAAGACCCAAATCAACATAGCATCAATTTCGCAGAGCGTGTTCAAGAACTGAAAAAAAGCGGCATGGACGAAAAAGACATTGCGAAAGCAGTCGGATGTAAAAGCACAACTGAACTTCGGTCTCTGTATAAAATCTCCATCAATGATAAGCGTTCTCGACTTGTGGACCGTGCGATGGCACTGAAGGCAGATGGTAAAACTCGTTCGGAAATAGCAAGACTGATGGGCGTTGCCCCTTCTACAGTTGATTCCTATCTGAATGCTGATGCAGCAGCTCGTTCTGATAAAGCTAAAGTTGTTGCTGAATACATCAAGAAACAAGTCGATGAAAAGGGAATGGTTGACGTCGGAAAAGGTACAGAAATATATTTGGGGATTTCTGAACCGAAATTGGGGGAAGCGCTCCAGCGTTTGAAGCTGGAAGGTTATATCATAGAAAAGCGCAGCGTCCCTCAGGGAGGCGTTGATAGTGCACATTCTACTACGATGCTAATAGCCTGCCGCCCTGACGATTACGACAAAACGAAAAAATACAATGACCCGACCGCAATCAAAACCCTTGATATTGTTAGAGTTCGAGAGGACGAAAACGGGAATGACTTTATCACAAAGCCTTTTGAGTATCCGGCATCTATGGATTCCAGCCGTTTAGCGATTCGGTATGCCGAGGATGGTGGTAAAGAGAAAGACGGTGTTGTGGAAATTCGGCGTGGTCTTAAAGACCTAAATCTCGGCAATTCCAATTATGCACAAGTCCGTATTCTCGTGGACGGAAATAGGTATATTAAAGGCATGTGCATGTACAGCGATGACCTGCCTGATGGAGTAGATTGTTTATTCAACACGAATAAGTCGAAGGACGTCCCGAAACTTGAAGTATTGAAAGCAATCAAAAATGACCCAACTAATCCTTTTGGTGCGAATCTTCGTGAAGAGGGTGGGCAATCCTACTACACGGGCGACGATGGGAAGCAACATCTCAACTTGATCAATAAAACAAGGGTTGAAGGCGACTGGGGTGCTTGGGAAGATAGCCTTAGTTCCCAATTCTTAAGTAAGCAACCCGTCAAGTTAATTAAACAGCAGCTCGATGCCGCTTTGAAAAATAAAAAGCAAGAATATAATGATATTCTTGCTCTTGAATGTATTCCTGTCAAGCGAGCTCTACTCGAAGAATTCGCTGACTCGTGCTCTTCGGATTCCGTCGAACTCAAAGGTGCTGCTCTTCCGAGACAAAGATGGAACGTAATATTGCCAGTGCCAACTCTAACCGATAACGAAGTGTACGCTCCGAATTTCAAGGATGGGGAAACTCTGGCTTTAATTCGATACCCTCACGCAGGACAGTTTGAAATCGTTATTGCCAAGAATAACACAAAGCACTCTGATGGCGCACGATTGATTGGGAAAACCCCTGCTGATGCCATCGGAATTAGTCCCCATTCCGCCGAGAAACTATCTGGTGCTGACTTTGACGGCGATACTGTACTTGTAATCCCCTGTAATTCGCCAGACAACAAAGTGAAAATTCACGCAAAAGACTCTCTTCGTGGTCTTGAAGGATTCGACCCTAAGATGGAATACCCTGAGAGACCCGGCATGAAATACATGAAGCGCACTGAAATTGTTCGTGTAAAACAGAAGGATGGTTCTTATCGTGAATTTGAGAAGGAGATTAATCATACTGGCAAAGAAATGGGCATGATTTCCAATCTGATTACCGATATGACATTGAAGGGTGCCTCCGATGATGAATTAGCACGCGCAGTTAGACATAGCATGGTGGTAATTGACGCAGCAAAGCACAAGTTGGACTATGAACGGTCATTTCGAGACAACAGAATTGCTGAGCTGAAGAAAAAATACCAAGGTCATTATACTGAAGACGGACGTTATAGCGAAGGTGCATCCACTTTGATTTCGAGGGCAAGTGCCGAAGCAACCATACGAAAGCGAAAAGGAGCGCCGAAGACGGACCCCGAGACTGGCGACCAGATTTATAAGACTGACGATGAGTTTTATTACGACAAAAAGGGCAATAAACACTATCGTCAGGAAAAAACAACCCAAATGCAGACTGTCAAGGATGCCCATGCACTATCTACCGGACGGCAGGTAGAAGAGATATATGCCAACTATGCTAATGCGTTGAAAGATATGGAACGTACAGCACGTTTGGAATTACTACATCCAATGAAATTGTGGCATGATAGTCAAGCTAAAAAAGAATATTCTGACGAAGTTCAATCACTTAAACGAAAACTAAACGATGCAAAAATGAATGCCCCGATTGAACGTCAGGCACAGCTTGCGGCCGCTGCAGTTGTAAAGGGTGCAGAATTAGATAATCCGTTTATGTCCAAAGCTGAGAAAAAGAAGATGGGACAGAGAGCATTGAGTGCCGCTCGTCGTCGACTTGGCGCGCATCGTAGGCAGATTGATATTACTGATAGAGAGTGGGAAGCCATCCAACGAGGTGCTATCAGTGACAATACGTTTCAAGAAATTTATAGGTTCTGCAATAAAGATGATGTTCGAGAACGTTCGACTCCTAAATCTCGCCGTATTTTGACGACAGCGCAGGAAGCCAAGATTCGCTCGATGAAGAACAGTGGTAAAACTACAGCCCAGATTGCTGATGCTCTTGGAGTTTCTGTCTCGACGGTCTCGAAAGTCATCAGCGGAAACTAATCCATATCGAAAGAAGGAGTAATATTGAGCGGAACTTACGATGTAGCGCTTACAACGGTCGATAATCCGTACAATCCGTTCACTCACCCGAACGAATGGTACATGTATGACATGACTCATGGCTATGATACTTGTGGCTACATCGACAGAATCACAGTTTTCACGCCACAAATGACTGATGAAGAGGTTGACGAAGAAATTATTCGTGCTATAAACGTCATTCTGAAGAATGACTACGGGGATTTCTACAAAAAAGTCTACCGTAATGAATAAAAGATACCGGGAGGGGGTCTCCGAAAAACACACCCCCTCCCCGCATCGCCCGCCTCTTCAAAAATTCTCCGGGGGAGAGTTTTCTGGAAACAAAATTGGGTGGGTTTCGGGCATGGCGGTGAGCTTATGAGATATTTTCAGTGTTCTTTATGCCGATTCTCCTTTCAGCATGTGAAAAAGTATCTCATAAGTTCGCTCCCATGCCCGATTTCTACTCACGTTCAGGGAGAAACCGATGGGAAAGCGATTAAAACCAATAGAAAACAATACAGAAACTCGCGTTCCGGCGATTGATAGACCGTCGGCGACACTGGAAGGGCGAGAGAATCAAGCGATTGAGCTTGCCGTGAACCTTGCTGTAGAGCAATTGCGGGCGGGTACAGCTTCGTCGCAGGTGATTTGCCACTATCTTAAGCTGGGAACGACAAGAGAAAAGGCGGAACAGCAGTTACTCAAGAAGCAGCTGGAACTGATGGATGCGAAAATTCGGAATCTTCAGGATGCTTCCAACACTGCCGAACTGTATCAGAAGGCGCTGGAGGCTATGAATAGATATTCTGGTCGAAACGATTCTGATGACGAAATTTACTAAGAGCTATGGGACACATACGATGCTATTCGGAGTTGATTCAGATTCCGGACTATAAAGAACGCTTCGAGTATTTGAAACTTGGCGGGATAGTCGGTGCAGAGACGTTCGGACACAATAGATATTTGAACCAAATCTTCTACACGTCTCAGGAATGGCGACGTTTTCGGGATAAGATTATCATACGGGACAACGGGTGCGATATGGGCGTAGACGGCTATGAGATAAATACCAGAGCAACTATCCACCACATCGAACCGATTTGTGTCAATGATATTTTGCACCAAAGCAGTCGACTATTTGATGAAGAGAACGTCATTTGTGTATCGAGCGAAACTCACAAGGCTATTCACTATGGGGATGCTGATTTGCTGGTACTCCCCTTTGCCGAACGAAAACCAAACGATATGTGCCCATGGCGGAAATGATGGAGGTGATAACCAATGCACGAGACAGCAATGAATGTCAGACTGATTCAGTACACGCCCTTATGTGATGCTGCCGTTGCCCTTGGTGGAAAAATGTGCTACTCCGATGCAGACCTTGATGACATGATTCAAGGAGTGATTGATAAAGACAACTCTGCGATGATTCGCCGGATTATCAATTCCGGTCATGAATCCGTATTGGAGCACGTTTCCTTTACGTTCGCCATTAGTGGTGTTTCACGGGCACTTCTTGCACAAATTACACGGCATCGTATGGCAAGTTTCAGTGTACGGAGTCAGCGGTATGTGAATTACGACAAGGGGTTCAACTACGTCATTCCCCCGGCTATTAAAAAACTTGGGGAGGATGCTATTGCCGAGTACCATGCCCAGATGGAGCAGATGAACAAATGGTATCGGGGATGGACTGAGAAACTGGGTTCCGGTGAAAAGGCTAATGAAGATGCAAGATTTGTCCTTCCGAATGCCTGCGAAACTTCCATGCTCGTCACGATGAACGCTCGTGAACTTCGCCATTTCTTCAATCTGAGAATGTGCCGCCGAGCTCAATGGGAAATCAGAGAACTGGCAACGTTTATGTGGGCAGTCTGCAACCAAGAGTGTCCTGCATTGTTTGAAGATGCTGGACCATCCTGCATCAGAGGGAAGTGCGCTGAAGGCAATAAGAGCTGTGGGAAACCTCTTAAGCATCAGTTGGAGACTTACGATGAATGATAACAGCATTCTTGATACCATCAAGAAACTTCTTGGCATCCAGAACGAAGCCTTTGATACAGACATCATCATTCATATCAACTCTACTTTCATGATTCTGCATCAATTAGGCATCGGTCCTACAAACGGATTTCAAATCAGCGGTTCCACAGAGACATGGGAACAATTTATCGGAAATTCCCCGATACAACTATCTTCTATCAGAAGCTACGTTTACCTAAGAGTCAAAATGGTATTCGACCCAAGCGGCTCCTCTGTTGTTACAGAGAGTCTTGAACGCACATTGCGGGAATACGAATGGAGATTACAAGTTAATTCCGAGAGCGCGGTTTTGGAGAATAATTCTTGACGAACGTCGATGAGGCAAGTATTGCACTCGTCTTTTTTTTGTACTCATTTTTACAGAAGGGAGGGATAATATGGATGAATCCAAACATGTGATTGTCCATTACGGCAAGCCCGGTATGCATTGGGGTGTGCGGCTATATCAAAATAGAGATGGCAGTCTGACACCACTTGGAAAACAGAGATACGGGAAGGGCAAAGGAAACAACAATAACAGTGCTGTAAAAACTGTAACCATCAAAGCAAAAAAATTATTTTCTGTTGTATCCAAAAAAGTAAAAAAAGGTGTATCTTCTGTTGCCGAGAAGGTATCCGAACGTCACAAGATGAAAAATCCTGAAACCATGACCGATGAAGAGCTTAAAACCGTCGTCGACCGCCTACAAATGGAGAAGCGTTATCGAGACCTGATGAATGAGCGTGCCAAAGCTAATACAGGTGTCGGAAGAAAATTGGTAAAAAAACTACTTGCTAAGAGTGGCGATGCTGCGGTAGATGCGCTCGTGCAAGGACCCATTAGAAAGCGGTTCGATAATTTGTTCGCAAATCTTAATCCTAAAGATAAGCCGGGAAATAATTCCAATAATAACCGGCAGAATTCTACAAACAACAGCTCCTCGACTTCTTCCGATGCAAATAGCAGCAACTCTTCGTCGAGTTCCGATTCTGCATCTGGAAATAGCACTGGCGGGGGCGATAGCGGAAATCAAAGCAGCGGGCGTCGAAACCGCAATCAGCGGAATGCGCCAACTGAATAGCTATTCAGATAAGAGGTTTAATATATGGCATTGTCGAACACCGCAGTACCAAAGTATTACGGCATGTTTCGTGATGCCGTACTGCGAGGTGAAATTCCAGTAAACCAAAACATCTCAATGGAGATGAATCGGATTGACGCGCTCATCGCGAATCCCGGTGTATACTATGACCCCGCGCCGGTTGAGGGATTTATTGCTTTCTGTGAAAATGAGATGACGCTTGTGGATGGCTCAGACCTGCATCTGCTCGATACTTTTAAGCTATGGGCAGAAGTGCTGCTGTGCTGGTTCACATTTGAGGAAATTACAGAATTCGTCCCGGATGATTACGGCGGACATTATGTACGGAAGCGACGGAAGAAGCGACTCATTAACAAGCTCTTTCTCATCGTTGGGCGTGGCGCTGCAAAATCTCTGTTTGAAACATGCGTTCATGCCTATATCGAGAATGTTGACACTTCCACGACGTACCAAATGACGACAGCACCGACAATGCGGCAAGCCGAGGAAGTGATGGCACCCTACAAAACGGCAATTGCCCGTGCCAGAGGCCCACTGTTTAAGTTTTTGACAGAAGGGTCATTGCAAAATACCACCGGTTCACGAGCAAAGCGATTGAAGCTGGCATCTACGAAGAAAGGCATACAGAATTTTCTCACAAACTCCCTTCTGGAAGTACGACCGATGTCGATAGATAGATTACAGGGTATGCGACCAGCTGTTGCTTCCGTTGATGAATGGCTGTCTGGTGATATGCGAGAAGACCCTATTGGCGCGATTGAGCAGGGTGCTTCCAAAGTCGATGACTACATTATCCTTTCCGTGAGTTCCGAAGGCACCGTCCGAAACGGGTGCGGCGATGACATCAAAATGGAACTCAAGAAAATTTTGAAAGGCGATTTCTTCGCTCCGAATGTCTCCATTTGGTGGTATGCGTTGGACTCTGTGGATGAAGTTGCCGACCCAAACATGTGGTTAAAGGCGAACCCGAATATCGGCAAAACCATCAGCTACGAAGCATATCAGCGAGATGTTGAGCGTGCAGAGAATGTGCCGTCGGCGAGAAATGATATCCTTGCAAAACGATTCGGGATTCCGATGGAAGGCTACACTTATTTCTTCACCTATGAAGAGACCCTCCCTCAGCGAAAACGTGAATACTGGAAGATGCAATGTGCAATGGGTGCTGACCTGTCGAGAGGTGACGACTTCTGCTCGTTCACATTTCTATTTCCGTTAAATAATGGATGTTTTGGAATCAAGAACCGAAGTTATATATCGGAGCTAACGTATCAGCAGCTTCCAAGAAGTCTGCGTGAAAAATATGACCTGTTCATCTGCGAAGGAACAATGGTTGTTATGGATGGCACTGTACTTGACTTGCTGAAGGTATATGCTGACCTCTACCAGTTCATCAACGAAAAACACTATGACATTCGCGCGTTTGGCTATGACCCTTGGAATGCAAAAGAGTTCGTCGCACAATGGGAAATGGATTTTGGGTCTTACGGAAACGAGTCCGTCCAGCAGGGTTCGAGAACTGAATCCGTTCCGCTTGGCGAGCTAAAGAAGATGGCCGAATCTCAATTGCTTTACTTTGACGAGGAAATCATCAAGTTCACCATGGGAAACTGTGTTGTATTGACTGACACGAACGGAAACCGAAAGCTCTATAAACAGCGCCATGACCAGAAGATTGATGCCATTTCTGCCCTTTTGGATGCTTATGTGGCATACAAACATCACCGGGAGTCATTCGATTGATATGAAAGATTTTCTAAAAGATAGAACATTTAGAGTGGTTCAATCCCCAACGGCAGCAGAAAAGAATAGCCAGAATCAATGCTCCTCGTCAGGGAATGATTTAGTCAATAATACGAATCAGAACTACATTATCCATTACTGTGAAAATAGTCCGTCTTACCCATTAGAAAAGCAAAGAGAATCCAGTTATGTAATTGTTCATCACGGTATAAAAGGTCAACGATGGTATCATCGTCGTTACCAAAATCCAGATGGCAGTTTGACAGCTCTCGGAAAGCAGAGATATGGGAAGGGTAATGGAAGCAACGTGGATGGCGGGCTTTCAACTGTGTATGTCACAATCATTGCTGCTCATGCCGCCTGCTATGCTATTTCGCGCATTCGCAAGAGTCTGAAAGTCCGTTCAGCTATGCGACAGGCAAGTGAGATTTCCAACGACAAGGCATACGCTTCTGAGCGGCTAACAGAAAAAGTCGATTCAGAAACAGGATTATATCTTATTAACGAAAAAATGACAGAAGAAGAGAATATGAAACGCATAAACCCCTCCTACGATAGCAAGAATCTGGCATTCGGAGTTAATTGCACTGCATGTACTGTATCCATGGAACTGCGGGAACGCGGATTTGATGTTCATGCAGGTATAGATGGAAGTAAGATGCTGAGTGCTGGTGGAACGACTATACCGGAGCGTATGAGTTGGTATACTGACAATCCGTACAAGAACACAAAGAGATACGTCAGAAGTAAAAACAATATTGCAAAATTCCGACAAGAGATTTTGGGCGATGGTGACGCAAGAGGCGAGTTTTCAGTACAGTATATGGTAGGCGGTGGGCACTCTCTTTATTACAAAGTCAAAGATGGACAGCTTTATGTTTACGACACACAGTCAAATAAAAAAATGACTGACCCAGAACTGAATACTCTTCTTGCCTCTACATCGACATTTTCATACACTCGCTTAGACCAAGCAAAACCGAATATTGACTATTTGAAGAGCCATAATTATATTTGCTGAAATCGGAGGATACAGTGAATCTCAACGAATTAAAACGTCAGTTGGATAATGCTGGCGGCGATATTAAGGTAAAGTCGATTATTGATTATACAGAAAATAGTATAATCGTTGTCTACGAGTCTGGAGATACTATTCCCGGTATCATGTTTCAAATCAACAAGAAAACTGGCGAAACAACGCCTTTTAGGATTGCCGATGATTTGATAGGTTTTTCAAAAGCTGCAAAAAATCGTTCTATAACTTTCGCATAAGAGAAGTCATAATCGTTTTAATAGGAGGTGGTATATAATGTGCGATGACAAAATCAAAAAGAAAATTCAGCAGAAAGTTGCTGAATATCTAAACAACAGACCAGCACAAAAAACAAATCTACGTCTATTCGTATCGGCGGATGGAATCACCACAGTAGACTTGCCGTCCGTCAGCAGTCATCGGGTAATTCTTGCGTATAATCCGCATTACACCGGAACACTCTTCATGTGTACGCTCATTCAAGAGCGTGATGAAATTCTAATGATGCCCTGCTTCAGACAGGAAACCGTCGTGATTTCGGTAGGCGATGACCATTGAGCGAATTTTATCACTGGGGAATTCATGGTATGCGTTGGGGGATTCGACGATACCAGAACAAAGATGGTACGCTAACACCTGCAGGGAAAAGCGGTATGGAGAGGCTCTTTCTAAACTCACCCCGTCGAACTTCGACAAGTGTGTCGAGATAGGAAAAAACAAAGCCGGTGTTTCCAGAGTTGACGCTAATACAGACATTATTAAACGGGGAAGCAGCATCAATCGTTATGCTACCTCTAACGAGATACTCGACTCGCGTAGAAAATATGCATCATTGACAAACGATGACCGCGACTTATATAGGGACCAAATAGTTCTTGGCGGCATTGATTCTGATTTCGGCGAACCGATTTCTCTATTTGAATATGAAGCGAAAAAAAAACTACGAATCGCAAGTGGAGAAAAGGTGGTAAACGATTTAATTGATAGTTATGGCGACTCGTCAATACGAGAAATGTATGACTATGTTCATAAATATAGAAATACCGTGAACGAAATGAATCGCCGAACTGCCTCTAAGGTGCAAAAAGAAGCAGCTTCGTATGTGGAAAAATCATCGTCGACCCTTGACAAGTTTTTTGCCGATGCAATAAAACTACACATGGATGACATCAGTAACAGATATTCTAAGGAAAAGTACGATGGTTTCGTTGATGCTGAAGATTGGGCAACGAAGTTCGCTGAATATCCTATCGTAATAATCAATCCCAAAGAGAGTATGAAATTGAAACGAAAAGAAGAAGTTTACCATTGACAGGAGACATACGAATGGATAGCAACAAATTTATTAATTTGGTCAAACAGTGCATTGCTGACGACATGAACGAACGTTTTGGGAGCAATCAGATTACTCCAGATGACGTCTACATTGTCTGGCTCTCCAAAGCACTGCAGAATAATAAGGCGCTTGCCTCGACACCGGTTCCAAATTCCCCATATTACGAAATCACCTATGACGGAGATAAGCACGCTGTTTACATTGATACCTATCAGCGTACAGCGAATCGAGAAGCAAGCTATTGCGAAACGTATGACGTGGACTAAGGAGAATTCAAAATGGGAGTCTTAGATAATCTGAAACACGCTTGGGACGTGTTCCGAAATCGCTCACCGACCTATGTTGATTTAGGCTACGGGAGCAGTTACCGACCAGATTGGCATGGTTTCACGCGAGGTGTAGAGCGTTCCATTGTAACCTCGATTAACAACCGGATTGCGATGGACGTAGCGGCAATCTCGATTCAGCATGTAAAAGTAGATAGCAACGGGAGATTTCTCGACACGGTGAAATCCGGTTTGAATCAGTGCTTGACACAGAGTGCCAACATTGACCAGACCGGATTTTCTTTTCGTCTCGACATTGCGGCTTCCATGCTTGACGAGGGCTGTATCGCCATTGTCCCCATCGAGGTGAACGAGAGACTTGATGCCGAACATGTATCAACTTATTCTATCAACTCGATGCGGGTCGGAAAAATTGTAGAGTGGTATCCCAAGCATGTGCGCATAAAGCTCTACAATGAAGAAACTGGTCAGCAGGAAGAAATCGTTCTGCCGAAATCATATGTCGCTATTGTCGAAAATCCATTCTATGCGGTGATGAATGAACCTAATGCAATTGCTCAGCGATTGATTAGGAAACTGAATATGCTCGATGCTATTGATGAGCAGACCAGTTCTGGAAAACTGGATATGATTATTCATCTCCCATATTCTACTCGCGATACCCTCCGGCGTGAACAGGCTATAAAGCGAAAAGATGAGTTGGAAGCACAACTCAGTAATTCCAAGTACGGTGTCGCATGGCTCGACCAGACTGAAAAGATTACGCAGTTGAATCGACCTATTGAAAATAACATGCTGGAGCAAATCGACTATCTGACGAACATGCTATATAGTCAGCTCAACATGACGCAGACCATCATGGATGGAACAGCGGACGAAAAAGTTATGCTGAATTACTACAATCGAACAGTCGAGCCGATTCTGACCGCCATTGTCGAGGCAATGCAGCGTACTTTTCTTACGAAAACCGCCATCTCGCAAGGTCAACGACTAATGTACTTCCGCAATACGTTCAAGTTGACACCGGTTACACAAATTGCTGAAATTTCGGATAAGCTGACACGCAATGAGATCGCAACGGCAAATGAAATCCGGCAAATTATCGGCTGGAAACCTGCTGACGACCCGAATGCCGACAAACTGAAGAATTCAAACATTAAAGGCTCGAATGAGGCACAAGACACCGTTCCTGCATTCCAGCCGACTGAAGGAGAAAATCAAAATGGATACGAGTAATTACGATTTTGCAGGATGGGCGACACGGAACAATGTGAAATGTTCTGACGGTCGCGTCATCCTGCAAAACGCTTTTCAGGGCAACAATGGGGCAATCGTCCCTCTGGTCTGGAATCATCAGCACGATAACCCAGACTGCGTTCTGGGGCAGGCACTGCTGGAAAACCGTCCGGAGGGTGTATATGCGTATTGTCGCTTCAATGGCACTGAATCCGGCAATACGGCAAAGGAGTTGGTGGAACACGGCGATGTTAGCTCGCTTTCCATCTTCGCCAATCAGCTGAAGGAACAGGGCAGCAACGTTCTTCATGGCAACATTCGTGAAGTCAGTCTTGTCCTTGCCGGGGCTAACCCCAAGGCATATATCGAGGATGTTTTCGCACATAGCGACGATGAGGAAGAAGACGGCATCCGGATTTATATGGGCGAACCGCTTACCTCGCTGAGCCACAGCGACACCCAGACCGAATCGGCTGAAAAACAGCCTGACGATACTAAGGACAACGACGAAACCGTCGGCGATGTGTTTAATTCGCTGACTGAGAAACAGAAAAAGGTTTTCTATTTCATGCTTGCCAAAGCAATGAACGAAGAAAAAGCGGATGGCGAGGATGACGAAAATAAGGATACGAACAACAAGGAGGAAAACACGGTGAAGCACAATGTCTTCGACCAGACCACGGATGAAACGAATGGCGGCACGCTCTCCCATGATGCAATGAACGCCATTATCAAGGACACGAAGCGATTCGGAACGATGAAGGAAAGTTACCTTCAGCACGCGGACGAATACGGCATCGAGAACATCGAGTATCTGTTCCCGGAAGCCCACAATTTGAACGAAACGCCCGAATTCATCAAGCGCGACACTGGCTGGGTGAGCAAGGTTATGAGCGGTGTTCATCACAGCCCGTTCAGCCGAATCAAGAGCATGTTCGCGAACATCACGGAAGACCAAGCGCGTGCGAAAGGTTACATTAAAGGTAACCTGAAGAAGGATGAAGTCTTCAGTTTGCTTAAGCGAACGACGACCCCCACGACCGTCTACAAGAAGCAGAAGATTGACAAGGACGACTGGGATGATATTACTGACTTCAACGTTGTCAGCTGGCTGAAGACGGAAATGCGAATGATGCTGGATGAGGAACTGGCGCGCGCATATCTGCTTGGCGATGGCCGTTCGACTTCCGATGATGACAAGATCAATGAACAGAACATTCGCCCCGTTGCAAAAGATGAAGCGCTGTTCACCATTCAGAAGGCGGTTAATATTACTTCTAACGCAACGGACGATGATAAGGCTAAGGCGTTTATCAAGGCTGTCATTCGCTCCCGGAAGGAATACAAGGGTTCGGGCAATCCCACGCTGTACACCACGGAAGATATGCTCACTACCTGCCTGCTTCTGACCGACACGACTGGTCGCGACATTTATGAAGATGTCAACCAGCTCTGCAAGAAGCTCCGCGTGAAGGAAATCGTCACTGTTCCAGTGATGGAGGACGTTAAAGCGAAGGACGGCAACGATATGCTGGCGATTTTGGTCAACATGAACGACTACAACGTTGGTGCGGACAAGGGCGGCAGTGTGAATATGTTCGACGACTTTGACATCGACTACAATCAGCAGAAGTTCCTGATGGAGACCCGCTGTTCTGGTGCACTGACGAAGCCGTACTCTGCCATCGTTTACTCGCTGGTTGTCGCGTAAGGAGGTACTAAATGGACAAGGTGTTTGCGCGTGCCGAAGACAAGAATGTCATCGGCACTTTTGTTTACGGGAATGGCACTGACGGCTATGCGTACTGTGACGATGAGCATAAACATTATATGAGCGCTCCGATGCTGAAGAACCTCTTTTTCAAGGGGAGCTTCATCAGCATTCAGGATGTCATTTACAAGCCGGTCTCTATGAATGTCGTGAGCAATGAAGTTGTTGTCACTTATGTGAAAACCGATACTTCTACCGCCACGACTGCCGTTCTGGGGACCCTCTCCTCCAAGACGGAAGCGTAAAGGAGAAAATCAAAATGGCAAAGTTTTGTGGGGAAATCGGGTTTGCAGAAGCAGTTCAGACAGCACCCGGTGTGCATCGAGAGCAAGTAACCGAGCATGTCTACTATGGGGATGTCATTAAAAATGCTCGTCGATATGATAACGGCGGGAAGATTAACACAGATGTCTCGCTGAACAATACAATCAGCATCGTGATGGATGACTACCTGACGAACCACTTCTTTGCCATTCGTTATGTTCGCTGGATGGGGGTATGCTGGGCGATCGAATCAGTTGAAATACAGCATCCGCGTGCGATTCTGACTATCGGAGGAATTTACAATGGTGAAACGGTATGAATTGAATGAAAAACTCTGCCTTGCTTTAGCCTCTGCCGCGTATCACGGCATCGTCAAAGAAGCAGAGAATCACGTTTATTATCAGCCGCCGGAAAACTTGAAGCTGAGTTATCCATGCATCATCTATGAGTGGGACGGAACAATGACACGTTATGCCAACAATTGTATCTATTCGATGATGAGGCGATATACAGTCACCGTCATTGACCGAGACCCCGATAGTCAGATCCCCCTTGCGGTCGCCAAACTGCCAATGTGCAGCCACGACCGCAATTTTATTTCCGACGGTCTCTATCACTTTGTTTATACACTTTATTTCCAAAACTAAGGAGGATTTTATATGTCTCGTATTCAGTGGGATACGGAAGGTCAGAAGTTTTATGAGTTTGGCGTGTCCAAGGGCGTTCTGTTTGTCAAGGATACCAATGGTTACGGCAACGGTGTCGCGTGGAATGGTCTCACTGCCGTGAATGAAAACCCAACTGGCGGTGAATCGCAGGACTTGTGGGCGGATGATATTCTTTACGGCAGTTTCCGCAGCACTGAGCGCTACGAAGCCACCATTGAAGCCTATACCTATCCCGACGAGTTTGCAGCTTGTGACGGCAGTGCAGAAATTGCCCCGGGCGCTTACCTCGGTCAGCAGGGCCGTAAGCGGTTCGGCTTTGCGTTTGCGACCAAAATTGGCAGTGATGCTGATGATGGCGACCCCAGTGCGTACCGCCTGAAGCTCGTTTATGGTGCGTCCGCAAAGCCCTCTGGCAAAGACCATTCTACTGTCAATGATTCCCCGGATGCGGCGACTTTCTCGTGGGAAGTCGACACGCTGCCCGTGGCAGTGACTGGCCATAAGCCGACCGCAACCTTTGAGCTCGATAGTCGTACGGTTGATGCTGCGAAGCTGAAGCAGATTGAAGACCTGCTGTATGGTACCGAAACCGATGAACCGAAGCTCCCGATGCCGGATGAAATCATCAAGATTCTGACCAGCAAGAGTCCGACTGGCAAGTAATTAACCTTATTGGCGAGTGTTTTATAAAACATGGGATTGCCGTAGTTGGCGGGGACACGGCATCATAAATGAATTGAAAAGGAGAACAAACACATGCTTAAGAAGCATATCAAGTATGAGGATTTTAACGGGAATGCGCGCGAAGAAGACTATCTCTTCAATCTGACCAAGTCTGAAATCATGGCAATGAACATGGAATACGACGGCGGGTTGGTAGAACTGTTGGAGAGTATCTCGTCTAAGATGAATATTCCGAAGATGTTGGAAATTATTAAGCGGCTTATCCTCGATTCGTATGGTGAAAAGAGTCTGGATGGCAAGCGTTTTGAGAAGAGCGAAACGAAGAAGCGTGAATTCGAGCAGAGCGCAGCTTACGACGCGCTGTTCGTGGAAATGATGACCGACGGCAATGCGGCGGCGCAGTTTATCAACGGCATTGTGCCGAAGGATATCGCAACCGAAGCAGCAAAGGCGGCTGCAAACGATCCCAAGCTGGCTCTTCTTCAGTCTGCCACTAATTAACATAAAGAAGTGAGAACGAGAATGCTTCAGATTACAATTCCTGAAAACGAATTTTTTAATGATTCAACAGGCGAATTCATCAGTATTCGGAAAACTACATTGCGATTGGAGCATTCTCTTCTTTCTCTATCCAAATGGGAAGCTAAGTGGCATGTACCATTCCTGACAGAGAAAGAAAAAACACAAGAGCAATGTATTGACTACATTCGTTGCATGACAATCACGCCAAATGTTGACCCGGTGGTATATCTCGGATTAACGAAAGAAAATTTCGATGCAGTAAACAACTATATTGACGACCCGGCAACAGCTACAACTATCAAAGAGACTCGAAAAAGCCGAAGCAGAGAAATCGTCACATCAGAGATTATTTATTATTGGATGGTTTCTCTAAATATTCCGTTTGAATGCGAAAAATGGAACCTCAATCGGCTAATCATGTTGGTTCGAGTCTGCTCCATCAAAAACGAGCCGCCCAAGAAAGCGAATCGGCGTGACTTATACGCCCGGAATAATATGCTGAATCAGCAGCGGCGAAAGATGTTAAATAGCACAGGCTAAAAATTCAAAATGGAGTGAAGATATGATTAAACTTCGCTCAAAAGGTAATTTCAATAAAACATATCGTTTTCTCAAGAAAGCCAGACGCCCCCGCTATCAAGAACTGCTTGAAATGTATGGGCAGTTGGGGGTAAATGCACTAAGAGATGCTACGCCAAAATCAACGGGAAAGACTGCTTCATCATGGTCTTACGAAATCACGGAGGAAGACGGCAAGACCATTATCGCATGGCACAATTCTAACGTAAATAAGGGTGTTAATGTCGCCATTATTCTTCAGTACGGACACGGAACAGGGACAGGCGGATATGTGACCGGGATAGATTACATCAATCCTGCCTTATCCCCTATTTTTGAAGAACTTGCAACACGAGCGTGGAAGGAGGTGACGTCCGGGTGAGTTCAATTGATACCAGAGTTGTCGAAATGTCATTTGACAACAAACAATTTGAAGAAGGCGTAGATACTACTATTAGCTCGCTAAAGAACCTCGATAAGAAAATTCGCGAATCTTCAACAAAGGACTCATTCGAGGGGTTGGAACGGGCGGCTTCTTCCGTCTCCTTTGATAGATTATATAATAACATTGAAAAAATCGCCAATCGTTTCAGCATTTGGGGTATTGCAGTAGAGACAACCATTCGCTCCGCTGTTCAGAGTGCTGAACGATACCTGAAGAATTTTATAAAATCATTTACCACTGACCCCATCGCTTCCGGTTTTGACGAATATCAGACCCAGATTGACGCAACCCAGACGATTATGTCCAACACGTCATGGGAAATTGAAGACGACGTAGAACGTCTGGAGAAAGTCAATAGTGCCCTGAGCACACTGAATGCATACGCCGACAAGACGATTTACAATTTTACGGAGATGACCCGTAATATTGGTACGTTTACGGCGGCAGGTGTTGGACTGCAAGACTCAACTGACGCTATTCAGGGTATCTCGAACCTCGCCGCTGTGTCTGGTTCGACAAGTCAACAAGCGAGCACCGCCATGTATCAGCTGTCACAGGCTATGTCGTCTGGTGTAGTCAAGGCGCAGGACTGGAACTCGGTTGTCAACGCAGGCATGGGCGGTAAGATGTTCCAAGATGCACTTGTTGCTACCGCGTCCGCGATGGGTGTCACCGTTGAAAAGACCGTAACTGAAATCGGCAAGAACGGGAAAACGACGAAGAAAAAAGTCAAGAAAACCGTTCAGGAACTCATCAATGAAGGTAGTTTCCGCGAAAGTCTCAGCGAAGGCTGGCTCAGCAAAGATGTCCTTCTGAATACCCTGAAACAGTTCAGCGGTGTTTACACAGAAGCCAACAAAGCCGAGCTAATCGCGATGGGTTTCACAGAAGACCAAGTCGCCCAAATTATCAAAATGGGTGAAGACGCGACCGAAGCTGCAACAAAGGTCAAGACTGTTCGTCAGTTGATGGACACCTTGAAGGAATCAGCGCAGTCCGGCTGGACGCAGTCTTGGCAAATTATTGTTGGCGACTTTGCGGAAGCGAAAGAATTGCTTACTAAAGTAAGCGACTATTTCGGTGGCTTGATTCAGCAGTCCTCAGACGCACGAAACGCCATTCTTCAGGGATGGAAAGACGGCGGCGGACGAGACAAAATCATTAAAGCGTTCTGGGACATGGCAGAAGCTATCGAAAAAATCGGAAGTGTTGCGAAAAATGTATTCAATTCTGTTCTGCCAAAAATCACTTCCGATACACTCGTTGATATTTCTACAAAAATTGGAGAGTTTGCTGGTAAGTTCAAAGATTTTTTCTCGGATACGGATAACATTGAAAAAGTTAGACGGATTTTTGAAGGGATGGCCGCTCCACTTGAAATCGTAAGAGCGGTGTTATCGGGAATCGGTGAAATTGTCTCCGCATTATTTTCTACGCTTGTTCCGAATGGGATGGGGTCGCTTCTTGACCTATATGCCAATGTCGGCGATGTGCTTGTCAGCATAAAGGATTTTATTCTCGGAAACGGAACCATTAAAGAAATCTTCAGCCAGCTTCTTGACGTTGCAAAAGCTATAGGTGTGCGCCTCTCTGAAATACTCGGAGGTATCGCCAATTTACTTGCTAAGCTCAAGAAAGTCGCGAAAGACAGCGGCTTTATCGACAAAATCAAAGATACTTTATCAGGGATTTCAGATTTTATCAAAAGCGCAATTGCCGGCGTTCGTGACCTCGGTATGCAGTTTGTTGAGTTCATCACACAGTCCGATATTGGCGTGAAAATCTTCAACAAAATCAAAACTGCATTCGAGAATATCAGCCGTATCGTAAAGAAATGCACTGAAAAGATTTCAACATTTATGAAGTCTCTATTCGGTGCACAAGAACAGTCAAACGGCGGCAGAAGCGAAAAAGAGAATGTATTCACTCGTGTCCTCAATTGGATAATCAATGCAAAGAACAAAGCACAGATCGTCCTCGCATCTGTCGGCGAGATGCTACACGTTGACGAAATTGTCGATAAAATCAAAACGTTCTTTTCCGAAATAAAGGCCGCTTTCGTTAATGGTGACGGTTCTGTAGATGTTGAAAACGGACTTGACTGGATTGTTGATAAGCTAAAAAAGTTTTTTTTAGCGATTAAGTCCCTACTCATATCGGTATTGGATTTTCTAAAGAATAGCGTCTTGGCAATCTTTGATGTTGTTAAGCAGATGCCCATCAATGACTTTCTGAAAATTTCCCTTGCCGTCGGCAACATCATTCGAGCGATTAGTCTATTTAGAGGCATGTCCGCCATTTCATCTGCCGCAAAGGGACTTGAATCTGCTGGAAGAGGATTCGGTGGCATTGCCGATGCGTTGAAGAACATTGCCAAAAACGGTCTCAAAGTTACGAAAGGCGAGAAAAAGTTTGATACCATAGGAACCACTTTGTTGAAAATTGCCGGTTCGTTACTTCTTGTAGTCGGTGCGGTATGGTTGTTGACACGGATAAAAGCCAGTGATATGAATTCCGCCATGCTCAGACTTTCCGAAATCGCCGCGGTTATTCTCCTCGTTGGGCTTGTTTCCAAGCTGGCATTCGGGGATGACGCCGCCGTCGGAGACAATATAAAGAGCATTTCTATCTCTATTGCGTTGATGGCTGGGCTTGTCTACCTAATTAATCTCATTCCGCAAAGTATGTTCTACAACGGTCTTGCGCGGGTCGGCTTGATGGTGCTCGTCTTCGGCGGACTTATCACGGCAATGTCCATCATCAATGGGAAATTGGGCGGAAGCGGATTCGATACAAGCAAATCGAAATTCATATCCATGGCGGTCGCCATTGGCATCCTGTCCCTATGCGTTGCCGGACTCGCGAAAATTGAACCACTCGCACTGGCAAGAGGTGCCGCGGCGGTATTCGTTCTCGGTATTGTTCTTGGTGCTCTTGCTGTTGTCATTGGGAAATACGGAAGCTATAGCAATGGTGCCAAGCCGCGTGGTCTCATTGCAATGAGCATTGCAATTGGCATTCTTGCTCTGTGCGTCGCAGGACTTGCGGCAATTCCAACCTCCGATATGCGGCGCGGTGTTGCAGCCGTATCCATCCTGGGAATTGTCCTTGCGGGACTTGTCCTTGCGGTTGGTGCAGCTTCAAAATGGGCTGGCGGCGGTAAACGTGTGCTGGCTGTCGTGGCTTCTACTATCTTGGGAATCGCGGCACTGGTCTGGGCGGTTCTTTCACTAAAAGACATCCCATTCAGCAGACTGGCTGAGATTATAGGGTCTATAACTGTTGCTCTTGTTGGGATCTTTCTTGCAATCGCTGGTTCGGCAAGATTAGCTGGAAAGGGCGGCGGAACTCGTGCATTTGTGGAAGCTATCGGGGCAGTTTTAGCCATTGCAGCACTTGTAGCCGCAATTCTATTGCTGAAAGATGTTCCCGAAGAACAGATTAAAACAATTTGTATCTCCTTGGGCGCTGCTTTAAGTGCTTTATTCCTATCCATCGGCGGTGCGGTTCGTCTTGCTGGACATAATATACTTGGGACTATCGGGATTGTTCTCGTACTGGTTCTATCACTTGTCGCCGTCTGCGCCGCACTGAAATTCATATCTGATAACGATATTAAATGGGAAACGATTGCTGCTTTGTGCGGTGGCGTATCCGTACTTGCGCTGGCCATTGCCGGTGCTTGTAAGTTAGCAGGTGCAGGTGCTGGCTCGACCTTGTTAGGCGCGGCCGTCCTCGCCGGTGCTCTTCTGCTAATTGGCCTTGGTATTGCCGCCTTCGCAATGCTCGCAGGAAGCGCGATGGATTCCTTCTCGACCGGCATATTTAAGCTGGGTGCAAATCTTGACCTCGCAAAAACAGCAGCAGAAGGAATTGACGGCGACACATTCCAGCCTATGATTGACGCGGTCGAGTCGCTGGTCACACTCGCCACGAGTCTTCTGACCGTCAATACTTCTGGAATCGACAGCTTCGGAACGGCAATTACAAATCTCGGTGCTCGGTTGAATCTGTTCAGCACTTTGACTTCCAACATTTCAGGGGATACCTCGAACGTGACATCGGTCATCGAAGGGATTAGCAGCATCAGCACCACTTTTGCAGACTTGGCAGAGCGAAATATTGACATCGAGAAATTGACGAACAGTCTTGTCAATATTGGCGCAGCCATTAACCTATACAGCACATTAGTGGGCGATGGAACGATTGCACCTGAATTGTTGGCGGGCTCTGATAAGGAAATCGACGCTTCTAAAGTAAAGGCGCTGTTCGATAACCTTTCCGAAAACATTCCCGACGAATCAACCATTGAGAAAGTCGCCTCTTTCGCAGAGGGCGGAGGTAATGACCTCACGAATTTCTCGCTGGGATTGACCGCCCTTGGCGGTGCATTGAACTCCTACAAGGATAGCGTCGCGGGTCTCGATGGCGATGCTGACATCACTGCTGCCGAAAATGTTCTCGATAGCATTTCGCGCCTGAAGAACAAGCTCGCTAACGATGAGAAACAAGGAAAGTTCCTTGACTGGTGGAATGGCAAAGGAACGACACTGCAAGAATTTTCGGAAAACATCGTTCTGCTGGGCGGTGGCTTAAAGTCCTTTAAGGACAGCGTCGCTGGAATTTCCGGAATCTCGGTTGACTCTGACGGTACCGAAAAGACAGTGGACGATGTCTCCAGTGCACTTTCCGTTGTGGATACGCTTGTCGAGATGGAAGACAAGCTAACTAAGAACGGTGGGGTTTTGCAATGGTTCAGCGGCTCGAAAGACTTTGGTGCGTTTGCAACCAGAATCAATCAGTTGGGCATTGGCCTGAAAGCCTATTACGATTCCATCAAAATGGTGGATTCGAGCACACTTGGGAGCTTAACTTCCCCAATTGAAGCTCTCGCAAGCATTGAAACAACACTTGATAACAGTGGCGGTTTGCTACAGATATTAGAGGGTTCTTCCAACATTGGTACGCTGGGCGAAAATCTGAAGAACTTCGGTACTGGGTTCTTGGTGTTCTGCAAGACTATGCAGGAAGCAGATGAAGACGGTTTCAAGGTTAATCCGGAAGCTATCCAGAAGATGATTACGCTCTGCTTTGACCCGTTAGTTGGGCTTGAAGAGCGGATGTCTGCCATTCCGTCTTCGGGCTTCAATCTGGAAGACTTGATTGACCATCTTGGCGATAACAAAACTCGGTTGACAAATATCGTCGAGTTCTTTGACAGTGTAAAGACAAAGGACTTCACTGCTGCGGCTAAGGGATTCGTTGACAATGTGATTACGCCGTTGATTACGGTTGAAAGCAGTCTAAATGGACTCAATACAGAAGGATTCAGACTGAAAGACTTGCTGTTCGATTTGGGCTATAACTACGGAACAGCAACTGACCCTGCTTCGCTTACCAACATTGCTACTTTCTTTACAGAACTGGCCGACAATAATGTTGGAGAAGCCGCCAAGAACTTCGTGGATGACGTAATCGTTCCGCTGGCGAATGTTGAGACATCTCTTAGTGGAATCAAGAATCCGGGAATGCGTTTGAAGGATTTACTCTATGACCTCGGTTCTCAGAATGAGCAGATGACCAACTTCAACAACTTCATCAAGACTCTTTCTGACAATGGAACATCCACGGTCATGTCTGATTTCGTTGCGAATGTCATCGACCCACTTGCTGCCATCGAGGTAAAGCTCGCCGCAATCAAGCGAGATGACTTCAATCTTTCGGATTTGTTCGACCACATCGGCTCGATTGACTCCACAGCATCCATCGAGACACTTGCGACGCTTATCTCAAGTATGATTGATTCGGTCAACGAGCTTCATTATCAGTGGGTCGCTACGGGCGAGTATTCTATGAGCGGATTTGCGACGGGCATTAGAAACAAGCAGAGCCTTGTGACGTCAACCGCCATTGCAGTCGCTAAGAGCGCGTATCTGGCGGCTCAGCGAACGCTTAGGATTGGGTCACCGTCCAAGGCATTTGCCGAAGTTGGCATGTATAGCGACATGGGCTGGGCACAAGGCATGAACCGCTATGGATATATGGTGGAAGCAAGTGTCGAAAACACGGCAGACAACACCCTGTTCTTGGCACACGACTTGATGTCTTCGTTGGCGTATCTGATGTCCGACATGGATTCTGCACCGACAATTCGTCCTGTCCTCGACACCACGGAAATTCAAAATGGTTTCGATATGATGGATGGCATGTTCGGGAATCGCAGTTTGAGTCTCGGCATCAACGAAGCATCCAGAACTGCCCGAAACATGGCAAGCTGGGTGAACGATGGCCATCAGGTAACTTTGCATACAGACAACAGCGACGTTGTGAACGCAATTAACGTTCTTTCGCAGAACTTCAATCAGCTCAGCGACGCTGTTTCCAATATGCAGATGGTGCTGGACACTAACACTGTTGTTGGTCGTCTCAGCCCCAAAATTGATAAACGGCTTGGCGTACTTGCAAGTCAACGCGGGAGGGGGAACTAAGTGTATCACTCAATCACCATAGGGGACAAAAACACATGGGATGATTGGCACTTAGTGCCTCTCTCCCGCCCCTTTTTTTCTCCGCCGATTCCGAAAACAAATTTTGTTGATATTCCGGGCGGTGACGGGTCTATTGACTTATCGACTGCACTTTCCGGGAGAACGGTCTACGAAAATCGAACGGGGACTATTGAGTTCATGATTGTGAATGGCTATAAAGAATGGTACATCCTTTACAGTGAAATCATGAACTACCTTCAGGGAAGAAAACTTCGTGCTGTTCTCGAAGATGACCCCGGTTTCTATTATGAGGGTCGCTTCTGGCTGAAGACTTGGAAATCTGGCGAACATTATTCCAGCATTACAATGGAATACAACGTCAGTCCGTACAAGAGAAGTGTAAACACCAATGAAGATTGGATTTGGGATACTTTCAACTTTGAAAACGGTATCATCTACAGCTATACTAATTTGTCTATTGGCGATGGTCTAACCATCGAAGTTCCCGGAACGATTGCTGGCATGTCTGTGGACGTAACGTGTTCCGATGATGGCGTTGTGCTATCTATGAATGGACTTGATTACACATTAGAACAAGGGCGGAACATTCTCTCGGATACCTCCCTATCTATCGGGATGAATACTCTCAGCTTTAGAGGAACAGGGACGATTACAATCAATAACGTCGGGAGGTCACTGTAAATGTTTAGCATCTATGTTGATGGTGAACTGCTATATCGACCCGATGGCGACATTGACTGCGCGGCCACAGACCCGGTTCTCAAACTTGAAATGGGCAAATCCGGTTCCTTGACTTTCGGGTTACCGGTCACGAATGCACTTTACGGGCGATTGCAGAAGCTGGTCTCCATCGTTCAGGTGTTCTACGACGAACAGGAAGTATTTGAAGGGCGTGTCCTCTCGCTTACAAGAGATTTCAACAACACACTTCAAGTCGAATGCGAGGGTGAACTCTCCTATTTGGTCGACTCTGTTCAGCGAAATGATGCGTTTACTGGTAAAACCACTGAACTGCTTGCTGAAATCATTGCCCGTCATAACGAAATGGTGGAGCCTTTCAAACAATTCAAAATGGGGAAAGTCACTGTTGAAGAACGTGACATCACCATTGCGGGACAGTCTGATAAGACCACTGATGATGAAGGGAACTTCGATTATCGGCAAATCGAAATCAACTCCACCACAAGCGAATGGCGAGACACTCTGGACTACATTGAAACATGTCTAATCAATTACTGCGGTGGATATTTGCGGGCGCGTCGTGATGTAGCTGGCAATCTATATCTGGATTGGATTGCCAACTACTATGACCAGACAACACAAACAATTGAGTTTGGTGTGAATATGCTCGACCTCGAGGAAGAGGACGACGTGAATGATATTTTTACGATACTCATTCCACTCGGCACGAATAATCTGACAATCGAAGAAGTCAACGATGGCAACCCTATGCTGATTGACGAAGAACGGGTTGCCAAATACGGCAGAATCATAAAAACAAAAACATTCGATAGTGTGTCGAAACCAGAGACACTGAAAGAAAACGGCGAGCGATACTTACGCGAGAACGGTTTTCCAAAAGTTACACTGACAATCAATGCCGTAGACCTCCATCAGTATGATAAGAATGTCGAGATGATTCGGCTTGGTGACCGGGTGCATGTATTGTCCGCCCCGCATAGCATTGGCGATTATTTGATATGCACAGAGATTGAATACGATTTGGCAGACCCCGCAAATACAGAGTATACATTTGGGCAGCCTACGCAATCACTTACGCAGCGCTGGCGAAAAGACGCCCAAAAATCCGGCGGTGGTGGCGGTGGTGGCGCTGCAGAAGCGGCATCCGAAGAAGCACAACGGAAAATTTACGATGCATGGATTAATGTAGATTCTGAGGCAGGACATGTGACACTTGGCGCACTGGCAGATAAGGCTGACAGAACTGAAAAGACCATCACAGGCATGAAAGAATACCTGAACATGAAGGTCGGCATTGATGTGGATGCAAAAGACCCAGAAGCAGGGGTCGATATTAACATCTACACAATGCGGTCGGTTCTTGATGAGCACGATAAGACGTTGCTTGAACAGGGAACGTACATTAAACAAATCAACGATGATACTAAGTCAGCGATTGAGCAGACAACGGCATACGTTGACCGAGTTAATGCAGATGTAGCGAATCACTACACTGAATTCCTCCAGAAGTCGAGCGACATGGAATCGAGCCTTACATTGAAAGCCTCGTCTGACGAAGTACACGCTGTCGTTACAAAGACGGAAGCGCTTGGAAAAGAGGTCGCTAACAAAGCTGACACCCAGTGGGTAACTACACAGACGAAACTTCTCGATGAAGAGATGGAAACAAAAGCGACAAAAGAAGAAGTTGTCGATCTTGACGCAAAAGTTGCATCGCTTGAAATTTCCGTTTCAGACAATGAATCAAAAATCACGGCACAGGCAGATACAATAACACTCAAAGCTAACAAAACCTATGTCGATTCGCAGATTACTGAAGTGAAAAAGCTCATTGCTGATGAGATTGATGCCCGGAAAGCTGACCTTGATTGGGTCAACAGCATTCGGGTAAACAGTGCAACAATGAGTGTCGCGGTTCTTGATGTACGAAATAGTTCTTCTCTTGGCGCGGCTTCTGCCGTGACTTTGGCGGTCAAGGACGGTCTCAGTGCCGGAACCATGATATCAGCGCCTACTATTGCTGCGTCCATGCTAATGCGCATCGGTGGAAAGAACGTAGCAACAGAAGATTGGGTAAACGAACAAATCGCTGCTATCACAATTCCTGACATCAGTGGTGATATTTCAGTAGACAGCATTACTGCTGGCAGTGGAAGTTTTAGTTCTCTTACTCTCGGTGAAAACACTTTAACCCGTAAAAGCCACACTGCGATAACCGGCATTAAGGGGATTGCACTAAAAGTGACAAAGAAGACGATAACTTACGCAACCGTTAGCGGCTTGGCTGAATCCGTTGCAGTTGTTACAGGTGTATCCATTGACCAAACAGGACTTACAAAATCGACAATCAACTACTATGGCTAAGCGGAAAGGAGGTTATGACATGGAGGAAAAAATCGACGAAATTATTAAATATGTGCTTGCTGTTCGGGAAGTCATGGGTATGCTTACGGTAAGCGGTCGGACGGATTGTGCCCGCGTTGTCTACGGCTACGACACCTGTGATAACATCGTCAAAATGGTAAAGGCTCTTCCGAACGTCATGCCTGACAGCACATCTCAAACGAATGAGGTGGTAACGGGTGACTAAGTTCTTTGAAAACCTTCTCTCCTCTTTGAAAACCACTATATATGGCAGAGAGATGCGTCAGCTGATTCACGATGCTTTCAAGGAAATCGGTGAAACGATACTTACCCCAGCAGAGATCGATTCTTCTACTTCCATCGGTGTGCTGCAACAAAACGGAACAAATGTCTACCCCAAAACCGTCCCCGAAGCAATTATGGATGTTAGCGGGGAGAATGCAGGAAAATCACTTGTGTTTGGCGATGATGGGAAAGTACACCCAAGCGATACGGCTGGACTCACGCAGGAGGATAAAGAACTAATCCTGTCTCTTTTCGATAAGGCTTCCTATTTCACAGATGAAGCAGATGCTGTACTCACAAAACTACGCAACAAATGGACAGGAGGTTAATTAGGTATGGCTTGGCATCTATTTGCCGAAAACAATGTAAAGACCGACCCGCAAGGCTACAAGGAGTTTATGCTTGATAGCCCAGAAGACTTGACGAACGGAACAGAACCATCAAACTCTGGATGCTTCGGGAGCATTTGCTTCACGCCGGGTTTCAAAGGCATGTGGCAAAAAGCTCCAAGCGGAGAATGGGTCAAAATGGGGGTGGAAGATAATGCCTGATGTGTCCACAATCGGTGCTGTTTTGAACCTTTTCGGCGCTGGCAGCAAATCTGGAACTAAGGTACCGCTGACAACTGACAAAACTTTATCGCTTGCCGATAGAGCTGCTGATGCGCAGAAGGTTGGTGAAGCGCTGGATAAGAAAGCGGACAAAATTCATGAGAATCTCCTTACAGGCAGCACATCTGGTGCAGTGATTCGCATTGACGATGCTTTTGGCGCCCCCATGCTTGGTTTGCATGTGTACGGTAAAAGCACGCAGGACAGTGCACCGACACCGACCGTGCCCGTACCGATTACCAGTGCTGGCAGCGGCGGGACAGTAACCGTCCGCTTGACAGGCGGAAATCTGCTGAATCCGTCGCTCTTTCAAGACGAGCAATACCAGAATTTTGACAGCGCTTCCCCTAATTACGGCATTGTCGCCAACGGCAACTACTGGATTACCGGGCTTCAGCCGTGCGTACCGGGAACGGCGTATCATGTCAACCGCGTCTTCACCGGTGGATGCTTCTATGATGAAGCACAGCCGCTTGGAGCAATCAGCGTCGGCAATAGTTTCCGCACACCGGCAAAGTGCGGGTATTTTTGCCTGAACTTTGAAAAGTCCGCTGTGGCGTTCGACGCACAGGTCGCCGCTGCACTTGGCGATGCAGTTTATGCACCCTACGCCGAACAGACGCTGACGCTGCAAACGCCGAATACGCTGCCGGGCATCCCGGTTTCCTCCGGCGGGAACTACACGGACGAAAACGGTCAGCAGTGGGTGTGCGATGAGGTGGACTTGGCGCGCGGGGTGTATGTGCAACACGTCACGAAAATCAAGCTGACATCCTCGATGAAATGGACGAAGGTTGGAAACAAGGTTGACCGCTATTTCGCGCAGTTTGACGGCACTTCTGCGACAAACGTTCTTTGCACACATTTTTCCACCAGTGTAGGTTCGGAAGTTGTCGGCGGCGCCATGACTAACCTGAATCACCTTATCGGCTTTGCATACGCCGATAAAGGAACAACGACGATTGATGACTTCAAGGCGTTCCTCGACGCGAACGAGGTATATGTTTGGACGTCGCTGGCAACACCCGTCAAAACCGCTCTTTCCGCCGCTGAAATCAGCGCGTACAAGGCGCTGACCACCTATGCCCCGACGACCGTCATCAGCGTGAGCGGCGGCGCTGGTATAACAGCAGTGTATCAACGTGATGCAAATATTGTAGTGAAAGCATTAGAAGACGCAATTGCGTCCATGACGACGCACTAAAGGAGGCATTTTTATGGCAATTAACAGCAAAGCTCGGCACGATCTGACTCTCCGTGCAATTAAACGCGAGATTTCTTCCGGTCGCGACGTGGCATTCTGGCTCGATAAGGCTTATGCACACCTTGATAACGGGCTGTTTGGCGAGAACGACATCTCTGAAATTGAGACGCTGGCACAGGCATACTACGATTCGCTGGATGCGGCGGACAAAAACAGCGAATTGGCTGACTCAACCGACGAGGGCAGAACAGGAACATGAGTAAAATTAAGGTTTCCGACCTTCTGTCGGAGCTCAACATCATGCTGAAAGAGCACTGGAGCTACATCTGGGGTTCTGCTTCCAAGGGATGTGTAGACTGCTCTGGGGCTTTAGTCTATGTTTTCCGCAAGTACGGTCACAGCATCTATCATGGGTCGAACAGGATTGCGCGGGTCGAGGTGGACGAGCTGCTCCCAATCAGTCAGGCGAAACCCGGTATGGTGGTTTTCAAGGCGCGAAATCCGGGAGATGCCAAGTATGCTCTGCCGAGTGCCTACAAAAGCGGCGGAAAGAATTACAATGGGGACTTGCGAGACTTCTATCATGTCGGCGTCGTCGGTCAAAATGGTAAAGTGCTGAACGCGCAGAGTTCCTCGACTGGCTTCGTGGAGTCCCCCATCAAGACGTGGACGTGCGTTGGATACCTGAAGCAGGTGGATTATGGGGACATGCAGGAGGATAATATGACAAACGATTCTATTGATATTTGTGGCACAGCCGAAGTAATCGCTGAATCTGGCACTACGGTGCGGATGCGTTTGAAGCCGCTGAAGAATGCCCCAATCGTGGCGAATGTAAAAGTTGGGACACTGGTAAACCTTCTGGAAACCACTTCCGATTGGTGCCAGATTGAGGTGAACGGCAAGGTCGGATACATGATGAGCAAGTTCCTGAATAAAATTGATTCGGTGCAAGAGTCCGAACCTGACCTGAGTGATTTTGTTGATATTCCGGCACTGGTCAAGCGAGTCGCAGATCTCGAAGCTCGCGTAACCGTACTTGAAGGTGGTGTCGGCTGATGCCCGAATGGGTCAAAACACTCATCACTGTTCTCATAGCGGTGTTCGGTTCGTCCGGTTTCTGGGCATATATCGCCAAGCGAAATGAAAAAAAAGACGTCAAAACGCAAATGCTCATCGGTCTTGCGCACGACCGAATTTTGTTTCTGGGGATGCGATACGTTGAACGGGGGTATATCACCCGTGATGAATATGAAAACCTCTATGAGTATTTGTATCAACCTTATGAAAAGATGGGCGGAAACGGCTCCGCCAAACGTGTGATGCAGGAAGTAAACAAGCTGCCGATTCATTCGCAGCAAGTTGAGTATAAAAAGGAGGGGTCACCATGCACAAAGCGATGTTGAGTCAGCCCATGGGCGGCAAGACTCAGGAAGAAATCGTGGAAACCCGCGAACGTGCAATTCGTGCGCTTCAAGATAGGGGCTACAAAGTCGTCAACACCCTGTTTACGGATGAGTGGTACAGCAAGGAGGCTATGGAGGCGCGCGGCGTTGTGCAGATTCCGCTGTGTTTCCTTGCCAAGTCTCTGGAAAACATGAGTCTTTGTCATGCCGCTTATTTTTGTAGGGGTTGGGAACAGGCTCGCGGTTGTCGCATCGAACATGAAGCCGCAAAGAGCTACGGACTTGAAATCATTTATGAAGAATAATGAGGAATAAATTATGTTGAGCAATAAGGTTTACGACGTTCTGAAGTGGATTGCGATGTATCTTCTGCCTGCGCTGGGCACGCTGTATTTCGCTCTGGCGGGCATTTGGAACTTTCCCTACGGTGAAGAGGTGGTTGGCACAATTACTGCCGTAGACACGTTTCTGGGCGTGATTCTGGGCATCAGCACGGCACAGTATAATAAGACACTCGATGGTGAATAATTGAAAACGAGGGAAGCGCTAATTGCTTCAACAGCGCTTCCCTCAAAATTTTAGAGGAGACGTTGACAATGCCTGAGCTTCCGGAGTATATTAAAGACCTGATTGGGGAAACATTGATGCAGGTTACCGACAAACTGAACCTTGGCAACTCCATACCGAATCGTGATTCCTTGGAAAGCGAGGAATTTATGTCTAATACGATTCGACGGCATGTCCGAATCAACGGAACGACCGTATGGATTACAGCAAAGACCGAACAGGAGTACATGGAAAAAGTTGTCCGACTTAGCGGCGGGAACGTGATGCCCGTGAGTAAGCCCAAGCATCCGTTTGGCGAGTATGCACTTACTTGGCTGAATGTGTTCTCGCGTCCAAACGTAGAGCGGGTTACATCAGTTAGTTACGAGCAGCAGCTTAAGAACTACATTCTCCCCGTCTTAGGTGAGATGAATCTGGAGGACATTACCCCTGCGGATGTGCAGAAAATCTTCAACAACATGGGTAAGCACATGAAGCAGGAGTCCAAGAATAAAGTAAAAATCGTCCTAAATCAAATTTTCAAAATGGCGATGAACGATGATATTATTGCGAAGAATCCTCTGGAAGCCCCCTCTATCCGAATCAAGGGTGAGAAGTCAACCCCGACGCTACCGTACAGTGTGAACGAAATGCGGTATATGGCGGAACATCTGATTGATATTCAGAGTGGCATGGATAGAGCATGGCTGGCTATCTCTATTTCACTCCCGCTGCGTCCCGAAGAGGTTTTGGGATTGACGTGGGCTGATGTCGATGAAGTCAATGGGGTTTTCCATATTCGGAATGCGGTGACACATCCCGCTCGAAATGAGCCGGAGTTCAAGACATACACGAAGACCGCTGCGAGCATTCGAGACCTTGCTGTTTCAGAAGAACTCCTCAGCTGTCTGCCAGTTCGTGGAAAACCCAATGAATTCGTCATCGGCGGAAAGACTCCCCTGACCTACATGCAAGTCCGGCGGATGCGGGAGCGAATTCAGCGGGATATCCGGTTTGATGGTAGTATCACGCCGAGGCGATTCCGGACAACAGTAGCAACGGATATTTCAGCACAGACCCATGACCTGAAACTCGTCCAGAAAATGTTGGGACATTCCTCACCGCAGATGACCCTGAAGCACTATGATAAAGGTCGCAGCACGACGGTCGATGCGACTGACGCAATCGCTTCATGCTACGGATTAAAGCGAATGTGAGTTCTCGTCGTGCAGGCTTGGTGCAGAAGAATCCGCCTCAAACCCAGTAAAATCAAGGCTTTCCGGACTTGTTCGGTGTAGACTTGGTGCAGAAAAATAGGGATGAGGTCAGGAAAAACATCGAGACCGCAATGCGTTCTGCTTATAAATGCAAAATCTGCCCCAAAACACGAAAAAAGCCCTGCAAAATGCAAGGCTTATGGAGCTGATAACCAGATTTGAACTGGTGACCTCATCCTTACCAATCAGTAATTAACATTTGGGGAATCACGATTCTATTTCCATAACCGTAAGATAACCAAAGTTCCTCGCGCTATTCGGGAAATTTTGTTTATCTCACAGTCGAAAATCGCATCCCCTTTTATGAGAGCGTATGCATCTTGTAAAAGGAGGTTGACTATGAAGCGGTATGCTTATATTGGCCCGGTGCTGGTGTTTGGTAAGATTACGAACCCGAAATGGAGCGGCGAAACTTTAGCCGTAAGTTTCAATAAGGCAAAGTCTAACTTGATGTACCAGTATAAAAAGCAAACTGGGCGAACAAAGAATGTAAAGATAGAATTTACAGGAAAAATATACGTTGTCGAAGAGTAAAGTCGAAGGAAATAATTTCTTCGACTTTTTTATTTCAACATGCATATTTTTGACTAAAAATGCATAACATATTACTACCGAGGGATGAAGGCTCCCCGGTAAATGAAAAGGAGGAAACGGTAACATGAGTGAACGAGCTGAACTGAGCCGTAAGAACCCGTACTGGATTCCCCGTCACCGTTACTATGAGCTGAAGCACTTCTGCTTGCAGTTCCGTGACTACCAGCACAGGTGCCTTGAACTGGACGGAATGAGCAATTGCCATCCTGCAGTTAGGGAAATTCAAAATGGTGTACAAAGCGCAGGCGAATTCACGGTTTCTCAGGCTATTGAGCGAGCCAGATTCGCCAAGTACATTGACATCATCGAATCTGCTGCTGAAGAAGCTGCTCCCGGTCTGTCAAAATGGTTGTTAATCGGGGTGACGCAAAACGCCCATTACGACATCTTGAAACTTAGATTTGGGATTCCGTGCGGGAAAGATATGTACTACAACGTTTACCGTCGTTTCTTCTACATTCTGGATAAAAAACGCGAATAACCAACTCTCTGAGAGATTTCGACTTGAAATCTCTCTTTTTCTTAGAATAACCGTACGCACTCTACCATTCTGTATGCTATTTTAGTAATGAGGAGGACACTTAAAAATGGATTATATCGAGAAGCAAGCTATTGCGAAACGTATGACGTGGACTAATGAATTTGGTTGCAACGTCGCCAAGGCATACGACGAAATCAACTGCAACGACCCGGAGCATCATGACCTCAACCGAGAAAATGGGAACATCAACGGGAATACCCCAATGGGGGCAATGCTCCACATGGGCAGTGTTGCCGCAAAGGAGTATTACTTAGATGCAGACGTTGTTCCGCCGGAATACGCCCGTCTCCATCGGGAAGGCTACATTCATATTCACGACCTTGACTTTTACGGCTGGACAACGACCTGCACACAGATTGACCTCCTGAAGCTGTTTCAAAATGGGTTTGACACGGGGCATGGTCATCTTCGCGAACCAAAATCCATTGGCAGTTACGCTGCTCTCGCTGCCATTGCCATTCAGTCGAATCAGAACGATCAGCACGGTGGGCAGGCAATCGTAAATTTCGACTATGCGATGGCTGCGGGGGTTAAGCTAACTTACGAGAAGTATTACGACGAGGCTCATTCTATCCTCGAAAACCTTAGAAACGATAGCGGTGTAACATTCAAACTCGCTTGCGGTCGTTCCAAATGGATACGGAACTACGCCACAGAGAAGACCAGACGCGACACCTATCAGGCGATGGAGGGTTTTATCCACAATCTAAACACTATGCACAGTCGAGCCGGTGCTCAAGTCCCCTTCAGTTCTATCAACTACGGGATGGACACTTCTTGGGAAGGCAGACTTGCAATCGAGCAGCTTCTTCTTGCTACTGAGGCAGGATTGGGACATGGCGAAACTCCTATCTTCCCCATTCAGATTTTCAGGGTTAAGGAGGGTATCAACTATAATCCCGGAGACCCGAACTACGACCTGTATCGACTTGCCATTCGAGTATCTGCAAAGCGATTGTTTCCGAACTTCGCTTTCGTGGATGCTCCTTTTAATTTGCAGTATTATAAGCCCGGACATCCTGAAACTGAAATTGCCTATATGGGATGCAGGACGCGGGTGATTGGGAACGTCTACGACCCTACTCGTGAGATTTGTAATCAGCGCGGAAATCTCTCGTTCACGACAATCAATCTTCCTCGCTTAGCACTTGACCTTCGAGATAGCGGTAACTCTGACATTGTCCCTGCGTTCCTGAACCGTGTCTCGGTAATGACGCATACTGTAATCCTCCAACTTATGGCAAGATTCAGAGTTCAAGCACAACGCAAGGTTAAGAATTTTCCATTCTTGATGGGGCAAGGTGTGTGGCTCGATTCTGAAAAGCTAAATCCGGAAGATACCCTTGAAACGGTTCTAAAGCATGGTACGCTCAGTGTTGGCTTCATTGGATTGGCTGAGGCGCTGAAATGCCTGATTGGGGTGCACCACGGCGAAAGTGAAGATGCACAAAAGTTGGGTTTGCGGATTATTTCCATGATTCGTTCGATTTGCGATGCCGAATCGCAAAAATATGGAATGAACATCACCTGTCTCGCAACGCCAGCTGAGGGCCTCTCCGGGCGTTTCGTCAAAATGGATAGAGAAAAGTACGGGAACATTCCGGGCGTTACAGATAAAGAATACTATACAAACAGTTTTCACGTTCCCGTATATTACAAAATCGGAGCATATGATAAAATTAGAATAGAAGCCCCCTACCACGCGCTAACAAACGGCGGGCACATTACCTACATCGAAATGGACGGAGACCCTACAAAGAACCTTGACGCCTTTGAGATAGTGATTCGCTGTATGCATGATAACGGAATTGGCTACGGCAGTATTAACCATCCCGTAGACCGTGACCCAGTATGCGGGTACACCGGAATCATCAACGACACATGCCCTAAATGCGGTCGCATTGAAGGCGATGTTCCGTTTGAGCGCATTCGTCGCATCACTGGTTATCTTGTTGGGAACATGAGCAAATGGAACGATGCGAAGCGTGCAGAAGAGCACGACCGAGTAAAGCATCTCTAATTGACGAAAAAAGCAGTCACTATTATGGAGAACCAATCTTATAGATTGAAAGGAGAACTCTATATGAACGACCGACTAAAGGCTGAACTCGATGAGGAGTTTGACAAGCTGAATGCTCTTAGTCCCAGTGATGAAGGCTATAAGGAAGCAACTGAGCGGTTCACCAAGGTCTACTCCCTCTATCTGGAGGGAGAAAAGAATCAGGCAGAGGCCGAATTCAAGAAGCTACAAATTCAAAATGATGAGCTTATGAAAAAGGCTCAACTGTCTGAAACGAAAAAAGACAGATGGTGGAAAGTGGGGCTTGGCGTGGTTAGCTTAGTGCTGCCATTAGCCATTCAAACAGTGTGGTATAAGATGGGTATGAAGTTTGAAGAAACTGGCTCGTTTAGTTCTGCTTGTAGCAGGTCCATATTCGGGAACCTGTTCAAGTTCAATAATAAGACAAAGTGACTCAAAGGGAGGATGCCTGACTTTACAGGTACTCTTCCTTTTTCCATTTGTCGAAAATTGCAAGTTGTATAATGAAGGGTATTGCCCTATCAAAATTTTAGGAGGACGTTTCTATGTTACGCGACGTACGTGAGTACATTGAAGCGCATGTTCCGGAGTTTTACGCAAGATGTAGGTATTATCATTTTAATGAATATGAGTTGAAAATTATTGTTGCCATTCTAACTGTTGGCGCTATGCCCAGTATGCTTTGCATCACTATTTTCAAACTTATTCATAGGATAGCCAGCCGTATCTCTTCGAGTACATCAGCTTACGGTGGAAATTCTGGTGATGTTGCAGATTTTCATGACTCTAACGAGGATGATGAGTAAACCCACGAGGGAGGATGCCGATAACAAGGCATCTTCCCTTTTTCTGAAATCGAAAATTGCAAGTTGTATAATGAAGGGTATTACCCTATCAAATTTTAGGAGGATGTTTTAATGTTGCGCGACTTACTTGAACTTGTTAAAGAAGTGGCCATGAATCTCCGTCCTGAGGCTGGATACACCGACTACGAGTTGAACATCGTTGGAGGTATCATAATCGCCTGCGAGCTACCCGGTATGGTGATGGCGGCGATTTGTATCGGACTTTTCGACTTCGTTCGTAAGGTATTCCGGCATATCTCTGGAGGAAAGATGGCAAACAATGAGAGTTCAAATAACGTTGTTGACTTTCCCACCCCTAACGAAGATGATAAGTAAACCCACGAGGGAAGATGCTGATAACAAAGCATCTTTCTTTTTCTAAAATCGAAAATTGCAAGTTGTATAATGAAGGGATTACCCTATCAAAAATTGGAGGTAATTAAAAATGGATATTGGTTCTTTTCTCATTGGCGTAGGTCTTACTATGGCGACGATTGGTCTTTACTTAAATCTATCTGGATACAAAGAAAAGATGAATGAAGTGAGCGACAAGTTGACCACACTCGAAAATGCGCTAATCAAGCAGGAACAATCGACGGAAGACTAAATTAGATAGACATCCCTTAACAAACGACACCGTTTACAAGGTGTCATTTGTTTTCAAAAAGTCGACAAAAACATGTCGACAAAAACATGTTGTATTATGGGAACCTAATAAATTTAAGGAGGTATTTCCATGAGAAATACGGTTTTCTTGTATGGGTTCACGGATACGCACGACATGCACGGCTGCTACTTCATCTACTGTGAAGAGCTCAGCATTCAGCGAATCAAGAGCATAGCTAAGCTTATTGTTATGGAATATCCTGACGTAAAGCGGGTATATGCGATTGATAACCGGCGAGGGCTTCGCAGAGAGTTCTTGGAAGCCGTCCAGTCGAAGGTATTCGTTGACCGGTTCGTGTTTGAAGACGTATGTGCGACGGAGGGGATGCTTGTCTTAGAGAACTAAGTTCCAAAGCGGAGGAGGCTGACAAAGCCTCTTCTGTTTTCATTGATATTTGAAAGGAGACTCCAAAATGCGATACCACTTTGAGCGCCCGGTTAAAACAACTTCCCAGCATGGTGAGACATACCTGTGCGACCATCCTGTTTACAGCAGATGCACATTGTATAAGCTCGGAAATCGCGGACTTGCAGTGATTCAGCAGCGATACATTCGAGCTAACAAAGCTACGATTTGGCGAGAAATCTACCCTTGGCTCACAGATTCTATTTACTGCGCGCCGGGGTTCAATGAGTTCTTCAACGAGCGTGCTGCCGAAGCTGTTGACGGTATCTATCCCACAGTTACTGTGCGCCAATTGATGTGGGCGCTCAAAATGAAGCCGCTTGAAAAGGAAAGATGGGAAACAGTGTTCGACCGGCGTGATATTTGAGGAGGCAGTATATATGAAATTTTTCAATTATAATTCCGATAATACCGCATGGTACATCTATATTGACTACGAAAAACGTACTCCCTACTACATTGATAGCAGCGGAGTAAACATTATTGTTTGTCGAGATTATAAGCATGTGCTGGATTCGTTTCTGGTCGCATCTCATGCTACTGGGCGGACGTTTGTTGCTGATATTCCTGTGAACACTTTGGGCGTCAGAGTTGTGTCCTGTTTGCGCGATTTGGAGCAGCTTCGCCCATATTTGGTTCGCATTCACATCGACCCTGTAGGCGTTGTTGAAAAGCGCAAGTCAATCAAAAACATCATTGATATTTTGGAAAGTTATAACTACAAAGTCGAAGTTTACAATTCCTATAATGGAGAACCCATTACAATTTAAGGAGGCGTAATCATGCGTATCTACGTTATCCCCGATTCAAGTGAAACGAAGTTTCAGTCGTTCAAACGGAAGGCGAAGGAAAAGTTCGACAATGGCATTGATGCGATTAAACAGCACAAGGAGGAAATCATTGAGATTGCTCCGTTAGCTTTGGGCGCACTGGCTGTGACGGCAAAAGTCATTACAAAGTCTGTGCATCTGAAGCAGGAGCGTGATTTGAAAGACCGCTTTGTCTGGGACAATCGTCTTGGTCACTATTGGAAAACTCGACGGAAACTTTCCAACAACGAATGGCTGGAAGTGGAGCGTCGTAAGAAATTGGGTGAGGACATCGGAACCATTTTGCGTTCTATGAAACTACTGAGGTAACTCCACACGGAAGGTCGTTTACAGCGACTTTTCCGTTTCTCCTAAAAAGTCGAAAATTGCAACTCTTATTATGAAAGAGGTTGCTCTTGACAAAAATTTTAGGAGGAATGACTATGTTGCTTTTGGATTTGTTTTTCTACGGTTTCTTGTTCTGTGTGTTTTGTTTGGTAATTAAAAGAGCCGTACGACTCGCGTTCAGAATCGTCAATAGCCTATTTGATAAGGTTGATGACATGCTGTAATCTCGTGATAAAGGAATTGGCTGAAATTGCAATCAGCCTTTCCTTTTGCTTTTCAAAATAAAAGGAGGGCTCATTCTATGGAATTTGGAAAGAAGCTCGGCTTACTCAGTGGCATGATTGGGGGAAACACTAAGAATCCGTCAATTCTGAAAGATATTCTTGGTTCGCCGGACGACTTCAAAATCGAGGCATCAATCGAAGATGGCGAACTTGTCATTCGAGTTCGGCGAAAAACAGTCGCTGTCAGTCGGAGAAAAAAGAAAGTCATCAGGCGCTTACCCGGTGCTTGATTCTCATACAGCAAGGAGGTATTTCTATGGATATTCTGGGGTTTTTGAAGAAAAATCGGGCGCTCATTGGAACTTGCGGAGGCGTACTGGGCACATTTGCAACTGGCGTACTCGCGGCGAGGGCTGCTTTGCGGGCTGATAAAGAACTCAACGGCAACACGTTGTCCGATGGAAAGGAAAAACTGAGAGTCATCGCAAAACATGCAAGTCTTCCGATGCTATCATGTGTATTTACTTCCTTTTGCATTCTTGATGCGCATAACACGCATGTTAAATTCGAGAATAGTCTCATTTCAAGTGGCGTTGCGTTGTGCGGACTTCTTCAGCAAACACAGCATGAGAAACGCCTTAATGCACCAATCGAGCTTCTTGAAGAAGGTGATGCCACTTCTCAGTATGCTCTATTCCGCGAAATAAACACCGGATTGATATTTAATGCATCGGTTGATGACGTACTCGCCGCATGTAGAGACTTGAATCGCGGAATCTACATCAATGGTTCGTCTACGCTTGGCGAGTTCTTTGAGTTCCTGAATATTGATTACATTTCTAAGGATGCGAAGAAAGCTGAGCCTGATTGGGGATGGACGCCGGGGTACTGCGAAGAGTATTACATTATGCCATACGTCGAATTCGAGTACAAAAAAGTAGAGTTAGCTGACGGACGTGTCGTCATTGATATTTGTCCGGTAATCCCGCCGATACCACCAGATATGCTGGATGCTTACGACTCTTTCGGCGGTGCGTAATTAGCATTTGTCGAAAATTGCAAGTTGTATAATGAAGGGTA